GACATCTGCTATCATTTCATTAATAACATCATCAGTAAAAAACTTTCTTCCATCTATACCAGCCATCTTATTAAAATACTGACTCTTAATACGATGTATATGTTCTGGTACAGCTATCAAGTTTTGACGAGTATCACCTAGTGCAAATTGTTTAGATAAAATCCGCTTTGAAATGTTTTGCCATAAGTCACCACCCCACTCTACATTAGCAAATATAGGCATAGATTGCTGCAAAGTAAAGATGTGTTCAACTTCTATACTGTCTTTACCAAGAGGAACCATTTGTCCTTTGGCATTTTTATACTTAATTGTTTTTAAAAATTTCTCAGGATAAATACTAAGAAAATCATTTTGAAGTTCGTTTTTAATACGTGTCCAGCTTTCTCTAGTGTGAGGTAACGTCTGAACTTCTTTAGCCATTAACCTACCCCAGTTTGATCTTCCTTTTTTATTTTCAAAGTAGTTCCAAATGTTTAATCTACCAGACGCATCAGCTAATTGGTTAGTCATTAACTTTTGCTTAGTATCATAAACCTGTTTAGGTGTAGGAGATACCCAACCACTTGATGTAGGAAAATCACCACCTGTTACACCAAAAAGTCTACCTGAGAATATCTCTTCAGCTTGTTTAACAAAATTAGGTTTTTCTAGCATAGAGTGACTAAATACCTCAGTTAATATAGATTCATAGTTAGGTAATACAGCTTTAGCTATTCTTTTCGCACCCTTTATAGGATTACCCGGTAGTCCTTTATTCATAACCGCATCCATAGATAACTCTTGCATGAAAGTAGGACTGTTTGGGTTAGGAGCACCAGCTACACTAAGTGCCATTAGAGGATTTTTTAAAGCTGCATAACCTATAGCTCCTGATGCAACTGTACCTAAAATATCTCCTACGGGTGATGCTGTCTGACCACCTCGTACAAAGTTATCTTTCCCATTGTCTATTAACAGTTGTTTCTCAACATCATTAAGACTAAGTGGATTTTGTATAGCTTTTTGGAGAGTTGACTCTACATTTAGTTTATTTTGTTCTACAGGATCTTCACGAAACGCAGACATTGCATAAGTTTCATCTATGATTGATTCATAATTTGTTTCTTCTTCCATCAATTAATATGTGATAGGATTACATGCTCTCGATCTGTCATTCCAAATCTCTTTCTCATCCACTCGAGCCAGTGGTGACTACCTTTATCCTGATTACATCGTCGACAACAGGGTACAACATTCGTTGTAATATCTTTACCCCCTTTACATTTAGGGTGTACATGGTCAATAGTAAGTTGTTGTAATTCATAAGTTTTTCCGCAATAAACGCATTGACAATTAAAGTGCTCTTTGATAGCTCTTCTCCAGAGCCGTTTCGATTCTGAACTTGTCATCGTTATTAAATTGTGTAAATAGTAATCAGGTTTTGGTAGTAATGGTGTCATAGATTAACGTCGTTGTGCTCCGCCTCTTCCTCGGTTTGTTTTACGATTTTCTTCGACTATCTTGCCATTCTTATGTGACAAGTCAGTCTGTGGTCCAGTACCACGATCTCTACGTATCTTCATAAGATTACGTCGATACTCACGCTTTGCTGGTGTACTGTTAATCTTTGTATTGTCACGTCTATGTTTCTCACGTGACTTCTTATTCTTCCGATAGAACTTAGCTGTTTTACCGGGGTTTGGGCTAAGTTTAGGTCCGGGTCTTCCCATACATTCTGCTCTTTACTAATTCTGGATCTACCTTTGGTATGATAGATGCAAGTTTGTCTAGTGGGCTACCCTCAAGAGCAACACCTGTAATGTCATTAGTTTTAAGCCAATCACATGCTGCCTTCAAGTCTTGAGTCTTTGCTTCTCCACATTTTATCAAACGTAAAAATTCTTGTGTAACAAGGTAGTGAAGCTCGTTAAAACTTTCTTCGTCTGCTTTCTTAGGTATTACTCTTGTTTCTGTCATTCGATATCTAATCCTTTTTTGACTATTTGTAGTGCTCTGTCATCAAGTTCGTTATCTGTAGACTCAACTAGCTTTTCTAGTAAATCAACTACAAACTTCTTAAACTTGTCGCTTTTTAAACTTGTTAGTACAAGTGGTTTAATTAGTGCTAACATTATTTAGTCTCCTTTTTAGATTTAGGTGCTTTCTTTTTAGCAGCTGCTACTTTAGCTTTAGCGTCAGCTTCTCTTGCTGCTATTTGTATTGATAGTGTACTCATTAGAATGATA